TACAATTATACTAAAGATTCAGGTGTATTTGCTGTTATAGATTTGGTACACCTGATTTTTAGCCCTTTGACAATTTTTAACGTGGTAGTCCTCAAAGGTCTATCTTACGTTTTACCTCTTGACTATCCATTATGGTCAAGAAATGATGACTAAAATAACGCAAAGCGTTGAGTATTAACCCTTTTTAATAATTAAGTATGCAAAAGTTCGCATCAATTACAGCCACAGCACAAGGTTATGTTACGTATGATTCCAATGGTAAAGCCAAGATGGAAAGATATGATAAACTTGTGCAAACCAAGATTACTCAATCTAACAGAGTTAAAGCAACTCAAGAAGAGATTGAGAAAATACATTTGAATATGGTTCAGCGTCAAATGTATCGTAGACTTATGTATGGTCTAAAAGAGTATTCACCTGAACAAATTGCAAGTTTTTCTCCTAATACACTTAGTAGAATTGTTGCAGATTACAAGAAGGCAAAGCAATGTTTGCACATTCTTAAAGCCAAAAAGTTATTTGGACCTGAGACAAAGATCATTAATGCACTTTTTCCTCATGCAAAGATTGGTGAAAAAGACTTTGACTGGTTTGTTGATTTGCCAAAGTCTGCTACATTGCGTAACTTAGGTATAACTACAAGAGAGGTAATAGATGAGTTTGTGAGACGTAAGTTATTACCAAAGAATTTCATGAGTTTACAAATTGAAACACAATTGCCATGAGTGAAAAAGCAAACAACTATCAAGGTCTATCAAATGAAGAAATCATCATGATTTACTATCGTTTTGATAAGTACTTAACAGGTATGAACACTAATCTTGAAAAGAACATGATTAGTAAGCATGTTGAAACTCCATTTGGAAATGGAATAGCAATGATTAGTGTTCCATCTGAGCACGTTGAAAAGTTCAAAGCAACACAGTACTATGAGCTGTTAAATTCCATAGTGGCTAAGCTAAAGCCAATTGTAGAGTTACTGGAAGACTGTGACCCTACAATGAAAGAGTTAGCTGAGACTGTAAAATAATTTAAAAATAAGAAAGCATGGCAAAACATGATTCAATGCTCGTAGATCTTCGCAAGTTCTTTGAAGAAGAAAACAATGACAAAAATTACTTCTCTCACATGGTTGTAGCTATGGAAGTAAGTGAGAATGGTACACCAATAGGTGCTGCTGTTAAAATGAAATGTTCTCCTATACTTGCTTTAGGTGTAATAGACTTATTGCATGATAAGCTAAATGAAGCACGTGAGCAGGTTCTTGAAGAGTTAAAAGAGTTTGAAAATGACAACATGTCTACTGTAGATGATAGCAGCAGTTCAGTTTCAAATCCTTTTGACAAAATCTTGAAGAGCGCTATGGAAAGTATCTCTGATGAAGACAAAGCATTTTTTGCTGATTGTCAAAAACGTGCTATTAGAGCCATTATGGAAGGTAATGAGGAAAAGCTCAAAGAGATTACTGACGAGATGCGTAAGCATGTAGAGAACAAAACCAAAAAGGATGACTCATCTGATGACTTCAACATTGAAGACTTCAAAGGAGGATTCTGACAATTAAATTAACTCTTAAGAGTTTTATGACTATTCACAGCAAAGTGCTGTAATGTATTTTTATTAATCTTTTTTATTCAAAGACAATGATCCTATTGCAAACCAAAATTGAGGGTACAAGTTACCAATTAACAACACTTCCTGGCCAATCTTTTGAGAAGAAATTGACAAGAAGTATTGAGGACATGAAAATTACAGGTCCAATTGCAGAATTTGCAAAATTCCCATTGGGAACTGTGTTTGTCGCTGACAAGTATGAGTTTCCAGAAGATGACCATTTACACATTGTTTCAGATACAGTCACTGCACTGTTCTTCAATGGTAGTACTTTTCCTATTTCTGTTTTAGGAGAAGAGAAAATTCAAGAAGTATGTGACTTCACTATTGATTATATGATTGATAGTGGGCGTTATGACTTAGAAGCAGAAGTTAAACCACTTGCAAGTCAATTTGCCTCATATGGTTATGTCTTTGACTGGGATGCCAAAGTTGCTCCTAAACCAATGGAAGAAGGTTCTATGCCTTCTGGCACAAACATTAAGCGTACCATTGCTGCACATTATCCAGTGCCAAAACGTGAGGATTGTGGATTCCACATTGATCCAGACATTTGGTTCTTGATGGTACGTAACGTATTGCGTGGAGAGAATACTTTGTTGGTAGGACCTACAGGTTCTGGTAAGACAGAGATTCTAGTCCATTTGGCAAAAGCTATGGGTAAAGAATTGTACACTCAGGATATGGGTACTGTACAAGATGCTCAGTCTGCTTTGCTAGGTGTTCACCGCATCAACAAAGAAGGCCACTCAGCGTTTGATTATGCTCCTTTTGTAGGACATATCAAGTCTGGTGGTATTGTGTTGTTAGATGAGCTGAATCGCGCACCACTTGCTGCAAACAATATTTTGTTTCCATGCTTGGACAAGAGACGTTATTTACCAATTGATGTCGCTTGTGATGAAGGAGATAGAATGATTCCAGTAGCAGATGGAACTGTCTTTTTTGCAACTGCTAACCTTGGTTCTGAGTATTCTGGTACTCAAGCAATAGATAGAGCGCTCTTAGATCGCTTCTTTCCTATTGAACTTGACTATCCAAAAGTTGAGGATGAGGTTAAAATCTTGATGTTACGTACTGGCGTTGAGGAAAAAGTTGCAACAGCAATCGTTAAGGTATCCAATGAGATACGTAAGCAGTACAAAGAGCAGGAATTATCTTCTGCGATTTCAGTTCGTCACACACTTCAGGCAGCAAGTTTGGTGTCTGATGGGTTTGAGGTAGACAAAGCATTGCTTTCTACTATTATGCCATTGTTTGAAGATGGTATAGGCGTGTCTGAGCGTAGTAAGGTACTTTCAATTGTATCTGCGTTCTAAGGCATGCTGTAGTAGGATCAGCAATGTAGAAAACATGAGAGAGTGTCATCAATGATGCTCTCTCTTTTCTATTCATTTAATTTAGAACTTATGGGCAATAATTTTGCAAAAGACTGGTTTGGTAGGAGAAAAGAAGAAGCCTATACTTACCAAGACAACAGAAACAGATTCTTCAATTGGGATAGTGGAAGAAGTAGTTATTCTTCTTTCTTTACAAGATCTAATGATAGTCTTCAAACATCTGCAAAGATGATTGGTTCTATGTTTAGAGTTATTGGTGTTCCCAAAACATTTGACTATGTGGCTGCAGAGCCAAGTAAAAACACTCAGATACAGATTCCAATTCATATGCTTAAAGATGAAGATGGCAAGTATCGTGAGCCAGATCCAGAGATTCTTGATGCGTTCTATGGTGCTGCTATTCAAAATGCTGCACTTGCTTCAATGCAAACAACAAGTGAGTATGGCAAGTCTGTAACATGTAGAAATACAAGTAGAGCAGCTTTTTCTCTCAAAGATTATATGTTTAGTATTCTTAATACTGAACGTATTGACAAGAAGCTTTCTAATAGACTTCCTGGTTATTTGAAATTTGTGCAGAAGTACAAAGATCATTTGTTTGATAAGAATCATACACCTGTTGGTAAAGAAGAGAAAGCGCAAAAGCGTTTGCTTGACCTCATCACAAGAATGCTTAGGTATCCTGCTAATATAACTGAAGAAGAACTTTCTGAGTTTGACAAACCGCTCAAACAAATTGAGAGGCTTCTAAAGAAACATGGAGGTATACCAGAAACTTCTGAAGATTGTTCATCTATGGCTTCTAGTCTTGCTAACATTGTATACAAGTATGTAGAAGAAGAGGAAGAACCGCCAGGTGGAGGCAGTGGAGGTGATGATGACTCTGAAGGAGGCGATGATGAGAGTAAAGGTGGATCAAGTCCATCTCCATCTCCTGGAATGAGTAAGAGTGAGATGAATGAGTTTGCAAAAGAAATGATGGAAAGCACATTTGGTGAAGATAAATCTGATGAATCAGATTCTGAACAAATGGCTGCATTCAATGACTTTGTAGATGATATGACAGATGAGCCTACAGCTTCTAAATCTAATATAGATTATAGTCAAGAAGGTATTGCTACAGATGGTAATGTGAAATTTATCAAATCTACTAGCAATAAAAGCACTTATCAATATAATCTTAAGAAGATTGACACCACAAAGGCTGCAGTTCTTCAGAAGTTATTTGCACGTAAAAGCAAAGATTATCAGTTTGCTATGAGATCTATGCGTTCAGGTAGATTGGACACTAATAAAATTGCAGAAGCAGTTCAAAAAGTACCAACTGTATATGAACGTTATGGTTCTGTGAAAACTGATAAGATTTGCGTAGGTGTGCTCATTGATGAGTCAGGTTCCATGTGTGGTAGTAAAATACAAAAAGCACGCGAAGCAGCAATCTTCATAAACGAAGTGTTTAGAGGTATGCGTGACGTTGAGCTTTTTATCTATGGTCATACTGCTGATGAAGGTGGGTATGAAACTACACAAATCAGAGTGTATCGTGAACCAGGATTTCATCTTGATCCTTACGCACTAGGTTCTGTTGAAGCAAGAAGCAATAACCGTGATGGTGATGCAATCATTGCTACTGCAAAACGCATTAGAAAACAGACAGCAAACCAAGGTATTCTGTTTGTTCTTTCTGATGGTCAGCCTTCTGCATATGATTATGGTGGTCAGTCTGCCATAAAAGATACACGTGATAAAGTTAGCAAAGCTCAAAATCTTGGATTTCAAGTGATTCAGATTGCTATTGAGGAAGCAGTTCCATCTAAAGAGATGTTTGATTACTACATTAAGATGACAGATATTAAGAATCTGCCACGCGATATGGTAGGATATATGTCTCGCAAGGTTGACAAGCTTATCAAAGAACGCGTGACTTTGTAAATTTTATAAGATGTGACTCTTGGATTAATTTCTGAGAGTCACATTTTATAAGTTTAAACATATTAAATTTATTCATATGGCAAAAGAAATGAAAAGTGTAAAGGATCATGACTTATACTATGTAAAGAATGCATCTGAAATCACTGATGAATTTGGTCTATTAAGATTTATGATTTTGTACTTTAAATTGTACAACGACATGAATTTTCACATAGACCTTGTGGCAGAGCCTAAAAACTATATGCCAACTATTCATGAAGCCATCAGTGATTGTAATGATTTTATGAGGAAATCTAAAATAGCATTGCCCTTTAAATCAGAATTGACAGGAGAAGTAAAGGTCAAAGAAATGGATTTGCTAAGCGCTACAACAGAATTGCATGGTAAACTTACAAATCTGCATATGGGTTTTTCTAGTTTAGAACTAATAGAAAATCGTTCAGATGAACACTCTCAAAAACTTAGTAATATAAGAGAAGAGGCATCTGAGACCTTTGTTATTCTAAAAAGCATAGGTAAATCTATGATGGAGGCTTTGAATAAACATTTTGAGAAACAATTATTCTTTAAAGATGGAGAAGAACCAGTCAAACCACAACCCACTCGTAGAGAGCGTAGAAAGAAAAAGTCTACTGATAAGACCTAGTGGTCGATCTACTGACTTTATCAGTCCATCATTTGGTCATGGCTGTTTGTATGATTGCAGTTACTGCTATATGAAACGTCATAAGCCAGAAGGATTAACGATTGCAAACAAGTCTAGTGTTACTGATATTCTTACTGAAATTAACTCACATGCCTGGTTTGATTCAACAGAGAAGCCAAATCAAACACATGAGAGTCTTATAACGTATGACATATCTTGTAATGAAGACTTTGCACTTCATGCTAAATATCATGATTGGCAAAGAATCTTTGAGTTTTTCAGGGATCATCCAAAAGCAATGGGTTCCTTTGCAACTAAATATGTAAACAATAAACTTTTAGAGTTTAACCCTGAAGGTAAAATCAGAATCAGATTTAGTCTTATGCCAATACCTTATGCAAAGATTCTAGAACCAAATACAAGTAAAATCATAGATAGAATTAAAGCTATTAATGATTTTATTGAAGCAGGTTATGATGTGCATATCAACTTTTCTCCTGTGATTGTCACAAATGGATGGTTAGAACAGTACAGACTCTTATTTGAAGGTGTTGATGCCTTTGTAGACAGGAAGTACAAGCACCTTGTTAAGTCAGAGGTTATCTTTCTTACACACAGTAGAGATAAGCATCAGTACAATTTAGATAATGAATTACCTGGTGAAAATCTTTTATGGCGTCCTGATATTCAAGAAGATAAGGTTTCTCAGTATGGAGGTGAGGCATTGCGTTATAAATCAGGCTATAAAGCAGAAAGAATCAGAGAATTTTTAGAACTAAAAGATGAAATAATACCATGGAACACTACGAGGTACGTATTTTAAATGGAGTAACAGTAGCTACTCCTAAAAGAAAAAGACAAAAAGCAGAGGAAAAACCTGCTGAGCGAAGAGAAAGACTCAAAAGTAAACCAAAACAAAAAGGAGTGAATAATGAGGAGGGTGATTAGTATTAATTTTTAGTAAAGCGTATGAAAAATATATTTGTTGCAATAGTTGCATTGCTAATGTTTGCATCTTGCCAAAAAGAAAAGTTCTGCAAAGACGCCAATTGTGGTGAAATTGTAAATGATGATATAACATTTGATGCATCAGGCAATCCTTGTTATTCATTATCTATCAAGAACAAATGCTCTGGCAATGTAAAAACATGGTGTTTTGCTTACGATGTGTGGTTTAACGCACCTGTAGGTGATGATTTTTGTGTTGAAAATGTAGAAAGTTGGTAAAATGTTACACTTTCTAAAATATCTAGTGGTGTGGATAAGTCAAAACTTGTCCATACCATTCTGGATGGTAGGTCATGTACATCTATCTGTACATATTTACCAAGATATCCATGAGATAATAGCATCCTTGGGTATGAATGTCCTTGTGGCAATTGGTTTTATTATTGATTACTTAGAAAAAAGGAAAGAAAGATGAAAATGTATTTATTAATGACAGTTTTTACCAGTGTTATTGGTATAAATTTTCTTACAGTGCAAGGCAAAGCAAGTTACTATGGTGAGCACTGGACAGGCAGAAAGACTGCATCAGGTGAAACCTTTTATGCAGATAGTCTTACGTGTGCGCACAAGACTTATAAGTTTGGAACAGTGCTAAAAGTCACTGACTTGAGGACTGATTCAGTTATTTATGTCAAAGTAAATGACAGATTACCTATGTCATCAAAGTTTGTTGTAGATCTTAGTTATGGCTGTGCAAAAAAGCTCAACTTTGTAAGGGCTGGTGTAATACCTGTAAACTTAGAAATATTTGATACTGTACCACTAAATAAATAACTATGATGATAACAGTTTTTAGAGGATCTTATATACTCTTGTTGAGTTATAATCCTTGTGATGTTTTTGATTACTTTGGCGTAAGTGAAATGCATGGTTTGAATGTTGAAGATTGTCAGAATCATGTTAATTCTACAGAAAGTTCTTATATTGCAGGCTGGAGTAATTATGTCCCTAAAGATTCTGGTTCATATACGCTTTTTGATAAACGATTTGTATTTATAAATCTATCAAGATGCACTGATCCAGTTCATACTACAGGTCTGATTATGCATGAAATGATGCATCACTACTTATGGGAGTATGACAATGATGTCATTGAACATGAAGAAGACATAATTACCAAAGCTGAAAATGAAACCTATGAGGTGTATAATATAATCAAACCCTTTTTAGGTAAAGTTGTAAAAGATGCGGTGACTATAAAACCAGAATAGATGGATGAAATTGAAAAAGCTGCTGCTAATCTAGCTGATCCTAACACAGACAAAACAGATAACTGGATTGCAGGTGCTAAATGGATGTTAGAACAGTTACAAGACTTTGATACTTGGAAAGAGTGGAAACATAAATTGGAAAAACATGAGTGATGACAAAAAAAAGACTAAAATAGAAGATCCCATTGTGCTTAGCGTAATGGGAAAATTCTATAAAAGAAGTCAAGTTGGTATCAAGAAGTATGGTACTACATTAGATCGTACAGATTTAACAATGAGTGAATGGATAACCCATGCACAGGAAGAAGCCATGGATTTGGTTTTGTATTTGGAAAGATTGAAAGCAGAAGTTAAAGAGTATGAGTCTAAAATCAGAAATAATAAAGAATGATATTGTTTCCAATAACAAAGATTGGAAACTGTTTAGTGAGAAAATACTAAGGTCTTATATAAAAAGTAAGTACAAGGTGTCTAATTACATGGTCAACAAAGTAATTAAGGAATTAAATGACAGCAAAGGAGAAAGCTAATGAATTAGCAATGGCATTTGTCATAGATACAAATTCTACTGATCCTAGATTTGGAATTGACAAACAATTAGCACTTCAGTGTGCTATTATTACAGTAAATGCAATGATCAAACAGCTGCCATTTACTGATTTGAACACTTATATTGGCAAATGGTGTGAATCTCAAAGACAATATTTGCAGGAAGTAAAGGAAGAACTTTTAAAATCTGAAGTATGGGAAAATTCAAATACCCTCAATGGTTAAACAACTTATTGCATATACTAGCAGGTATATCCATTGGAATACTAATTTGTAAATTATAGGTTATGGCAGATATAACAATGTGCAGTGGTGAAGGATGCCCTGTAAAACAAAAATGCAAAAGATTTACTGCTAAACCAAGTGAGCTTTGGCAGTCATGGTTTAGTACTCCACCTATAGAGGATGGCAAGTGTGAAATGTACTGGGGTGATAACGCTGAAAGCGTGTTTAATCAACTGAAAGACATTACTAATGGCAATGAAAATGTCCAGTAAATTGCGTAAAAAACTGGACATTTTTGTCGCAAATATCTACTAAATATGCGACAATTTTAAGTCTATAACCTTATATTCAAATGCATATAATCAGCCTATAACCTGATAAAATGAATGCAAAAGCATATAAAAGTGCAATATGATACCCTTTAGGGTACATTTATGCCATATAAGGCGCATTTATACCCTTTAGGGTGCATTATAAGACACATTATTATTTACAAAAACCATTGAAAATGAAAAAACTATTTAAACTTATGGCGTTTTTACATCAACAAAAGATTAACGCCATGATATATTCTGGAAGAGGTTTTATCTAAACTTGAAACTATGGAAGAACCATTGATGTCATTACACCCAAAGAATTGTCAAGAAAAACTCCTATGGGAGAAAGAAAGAGTTAGAACTCTGACTGAAGAAAACAGAAAGCTATTATCACAAATTGATTTACTCAACAATCAGTTGGAAGATTTAAGACTTAGCATGAAAACCAATCAACTTGGTGCTTTAATATTAAAAACACAAAAGCAAAAGCAGACCATAGAGGACTTACAAAATAGATCAAAAGACTTAAAGTCTGCAAATGAACATCTCTTAGTGAGATTAGCAAGAATGCAGATTAAGTAGTAGTATCTGGATCTTCTTTCAGAAACTTTGCTTTTTCTGAAATTACATTAAAGATTACCATAGCTGCAGATGCACTAAAACATTCATCAATTTGTGTTTGAACAATATCCATTGAGACAGGAGTAGTTAATATTTCTCCTGTTCTCAAATGGATTTTAGTTCCTGCATCAGGATTCATAACATTTACAAATGAAGTACGTGTTATGTGAGTTATGTTGAGGTGCTCAATGTAATCACCATTTTCAGCATCTTTAAAACGAATTGGTAGAAACATTACAGTACAGTGTTATTTTCAATTTTATAATTATCTACTGCAACAGTATCTTTAGTCTTTGTAAGTATGCAAAAACCATGATTCCACTCATTTATTTCCATATAATCAGGAGATAGATCACATAAGCATCCCACGCTATAGCCATTAATTGATTTTGATTCATCAGTTCCATAGATTCTCTGAGAACTTTGAGAACTTTTGTGAAAGTGATTTACAACACAGTTTGTTTTAAATCGCATAAGTGCTGTTCTTGCAGGTACTACACCTCCAGCACCAGGGATTTTATCACCATGTTCAATGATGAAATCTCCAAATACAACTTTAGTTCTGAATGGAATATATTCTATTCTATGTTCAGCAACTTTAAGTATAACATCTAGTCTGAATTCATCCATATCAAGAAGCTCAGCAGATTTGATTCTTAGGTATCTTTCAAATCTGTTTTCATGATTGCCAGGTATAAAGTATATTGGAATGTCAGGAAATCTTGATCTAATGTATCCTAAGAATTGTTTTCCTGCTTCTATTTCATCTTTGAATTTTACTTTGCGTGGGTCTTTCTCATGAAAAGAAAGTTGATAGAAATCTAATAAGTCACCATTGATAAGGATGCTATCTACAGATTCTGATTCAATTTTATCAAAAGCTGTTTCAACTGCATCTTCATCATGAAATGGTACATGTAAATCACCAATAATAGCAAGTTTTTTACAACCTGTAGGAAAAGTAAACGTGCCACGCTTTTCATTTAAAGATGATGGCATTGTATAAAAGTTTTGCATAACTGTAGTTTTTAAATCTTGTATAAGATGTTGTTCAGTATTATGTTTTCTTGATTTTTTACCACCTTGTCCTCTGTAATATCTTACTTTGACATATACATTTTCAAGACAATCAAAAAAACCTAAGTTTTCATTGTAAATTTTACGTGCAATTGTCTTGGAAGGTGCTTCCTTAAATTTTTCTAAATATTCAAGGATAATTTTGGTAGACGCAAGTCTATGTGATTTTTTATGCATAGTATAAAAATGGTCTTCACTATAATATACGAATAAGATACGCAACAATCAAAATAATTAAAGATTATCAGCAACCCTATCACAGTATTCAACGCAACTAGCGTATCATATTTGTAAACATTTTTGTTTACATCAGAGATACTAAGGACGCAAGTATTCAGCTGATTTGTGTAAACTGTTGACTACCAAGAACAGATTGGACTCCAAAACATTGAGGAGTATAAAGAATATATCAGCAGTAATGCTGAACGTGTTGTTCCCTTGAGAAAGGAAGAAGTTTGATGGAGTGCTAACTTGCACTACAACGCGAATGAGTTCTCAGCTTGACCCTACATTTGAGGGTGCTAAAACAAGAGAGCAACTAAAAACCGTGCTAAAGGTTGACTACTAAGAAAGGTTAGAAGACACTGGGAAAGACTAGAACTTAACTTTTTTATTAACCAAAAACAAAAACTATGAAGCAGTATGAGCGAGTTTAAATTTACAGAAGAGTCTTTTGAAAAGTTTAAATCACTTTACAATGAAAGTGTAGAAAACAAATCAGAAAGCTTTGAATTTGAAGGGCATGAAGTATTAACTACTTTTGCCAAGTATGTAATTGAATACATAGAGCATGACAACACAAGAAGCTAAAGAAGTTCTGCGCAATGCAGGATATTTTGTAGACAATTTATGGCACGTAGATGACATAAAACTTCGTTACAATTGTGACGATGATGAGCAGGCACAAGATATACTAAACACTGCTTTGACAAATGACGCAACTATGGAGCAAATCTGGTTTGCAATAGACATGGTTGCACAAGAAGATGGTTTAACCTTAAAAGATGAATTATGAGTGCATTTGATGTAGATCAAGAATTCAATAACATGATGAATGGTATTGGTCTTGGCGAACTACCAACTGATGATGTTCAGTATTTAGAAATGCGTAAAGCATTTATTGGAGGATGTTTGATAATGTTTCAAACTGTTGTAAGTTTGCAATCACTTGATGAAGAGGTAGCTGTACAGAATTTAGACGCTATTGCTCAGCATCTTATGACTGTAAAAATATAACTATGATACCTACAATGAAAAGGATTTCAAGACAACAACGCATAGAAAATGCAATGTTAAACTGTTACAGAGAACTTTTTGCTAACAGTACTCCAAAAGGAGACTTTGACAAGCTAATGGAAGAAGCTGAAATAAATGAATTTGGTCAAAAAGTAATACCATTTATGGATTATGAAATTGATGAAGAAGCATTTGAGGATATCTTGCAAAAGTACATTGAAGACAAGTCTCTAAAATTGTCAAAGTATGAGAAACGTGGCTTTAGCATATCAATACATTTAGGATGTTCACCAAAATTTAAATCAAAGTCATTAGATTTGTAGTAAATTTGATATTAATAAACATCTAAAATTTAAAGCTATGGCCACTGCTGTTAAAACTAAAACTAAAGACTACGAACTGACAAGAAAGAATGGTTACAAGATAAAAAAAGTAACTGCTAACAATGAAACTAGGTATGCTGTTTTACAATACAAAACATTTTTAAGATTCTTTAAAGAATTTAAAATGTGGAACTATGTAAGAAACAAAGAGAACAAACAAGTAAGATTGTTCAAAGACTTACGTTCTGCTCAAGCGTACATTAATTACATGATTAATCCTGCAATGAACAAGCAAGATTTAGAAGCATAAGTATTATGGAATGGGAATTTAGTAACTTTATTGTTGCTAGTAATTTTAATCCCACTAAGAGCACAAAGCCAGTAATTGTATTAGATTTTACAAACTGTGATGGTCCTGATTATAAGATAATGGGATACGTCATGGCGCAAGCTATGCATACTGCTGGCGTTGTGTTTAATGGATGTTGGGATTCAGATGAAGACAACATGATTGCATGGGCAGAAAGTGCTGCTCAAGAGATTTTTGAAAACTTTTTTAAGTAATAAGTTATGGCAAAATTGAAAATTACTAGAAAACCTTTCTTAAGAGTGGAATCTTATGATGGGAAATACACAACTGATGTATCAGACACAGATGATGAAGCAATGATTAGAGACTTTGATTTTACTGTTGAGGTACAATCTGATCTTGAAGCACACACTATTGAATTATTAGCCATAACATGGATTGATGACGAACCACCAGCAAAAGACGTAGCTGAAGATGAAATACGTGAAAACTTTTTTGATTTAATATTATGAATCTAACACTAGACAAGGCTATTGCTAACTTTCAAGAACACTGTAAACATTTTGCAACAAGTTACATGAAAGACAATCATGAGTTACCAATGATAGTAGTATTTCTTGCACAAAATGAAAAGAATGAATTTGTAATTATTGTTGCACCTGAACTTGGTAGATTACATACTCAAGAAGACAAGCCTTTGTTTATACAGGCTGTAAAAAAAGCAATTAAAGTTGTAAAACCAGTTGCAGTAGCAATGCTTACAGAAGCATGGATTATAAAGCGTAAAGTTGATGATCCAAATCTTGATGTTGATTTATCAAAAAGGCCATCAGAGCATGCTGATAGACAAGAAGTAGTGCTTGTTCAAATTGAGACCTACAAGAATTCATTTATTGCAATGTATGACATCATTCACACAACCAATGGTGAAATTGAATTAGAGCTTGATGATGATATAAGCAATACTGATATTGACAAGAAAAATACAGATGGTATTTTCTCAAATCTCTTAAAAGAGAATTATGACAATTTCTATAAGTCTATAGAAGAGAACTT